CATAAATATGGTGGAAAGGTAAACGCAAAACTAGATACATTTACGAGTAGAAATGATAGATATTTTTTTCATAAGCTTAGCACCAGATACAGTCCGGATAATATCGTTGACTTTTTTGTTTCTAACTTTCTTGTTGATGATAAGGGCTGGGTAAAAAACATATTAGAAGATAGTGGACATGAAAACTTTTTGGCATACATCAAATATAATCAATCATTTGCTTACCATTTTAAATCAGATTGTTCATCTATTGTTTCTGACTTTAGCAAGCGTGATATTCGCTTTAATGATGGTTTTATATGTCACAATGGACAACATCCACGATTGTTGCAGTTACTTATTCAAAAGAAAACATCTTACCAGACCGCCATTGCCATTGACGGCATTTTGTCGTATAGTAAGAACTGGAATGTGGACATTAAAGAGAAAATTGTATGGCCTAAAATCGCATTTAAGATGGCCAAGTTGAAAGGTTTTTTAAAGTATAACGAAACAGAATGTAAAATGATTATGAAAGAGGTTTTTGTAAATGGTTGATGAGATTGAACCGATTGGTGAAAAACTTGATGATAAAATCAAAAAGTTAAACTCATCAAGAGTATATAAAAAGATTACACCTAGAGGTGATTTGTCTTGGTACATCAAATGGGTATCAAGTATTTTATTAATTATTGCCATGTTATTAACATCAGCAAATGTATTTCCTTGGAATCTATATCCTGCCATTATTGGTATGATTGGTTGGTTGATTGTTGGTATTCTATGGCATGATAGAGCAATGATTGTATTGAACGCAGTATCAGTTGCCATTTATGGTCTTGGTATTATTAATAGTTGGTTTGGACAATGAGTAAAGTATTTTGTATTGGTAACGGCACAAGTCGTAAAGGTTTTGATTTAAATAGATTGAAAGAACATGGTAAAGTATATGCCTGTAATGCAATCTATAGAGAATGGACACCAGATGTATTAGTTGCAGTTGACCATGGCATTGGCCATGAAATATACCATTCTGGTTATTGTGATAATAATGTCGCATGGTTTAGAAACTGGACTAAAGTGCCAGCAATGATGTATGAAAGTTTACTGTATGCAGGTTTAGATAAAGTTGATATTGACCTTGCAAAAAAAGAATGGGACGGTCTATACGAAAATGAACGAGGTGATGCTACTGAGTTTGTTATGGACGGCACCAATCTAAGTGGTATTGTTAGTATCATTAGAAAAGACAAATCAAAATACAAAGAAAAAATCAATAAGAGTTTTTGTTATATTAGTTGGCAAAAAGAAGGCGACCATGCAAAAGCAATCGCTGATATTATGCCTAAAAACCAAGATTTAGGTTGGGCATGTGGACCTATGTCTGGTTATATTGCAATTCACGAAGAAAAACCAAAAGAAGTTTATTTAATTGGTCACGATTTAAAAAGTAACAACAACAAAGTAAATAACATGTATGCTGGTACTAAAAACTATGTGACTAAAGAACATGTGCCTACACCTCATGTAAATTGGGTAAACCAGTGGCACCAATTGATGACCTGGAATCCAGATGTGCAGTTTTACAAGGTAAATCCTAGTGAGGGTGCAGTATCAGAATCTATTGAGGAATGGCAAGAATTTGTAGGTAAGAATTTGACCTACATTGGCTATCCTACGCTTGACAATTTGCTCAAAAAGTAGTATAGTGTATATAAGTGTAAAGCAAATAAAGATTGCAACTTTATTTGTCCTTCTGGCTGAACAACAATTAAGAGGTTGTAAGGCATGGGCAGTGAGGGTTATGGCCGAATGGCTGAAGACACACTGTTCAGTTGTTAGTAGGGACTATCTACCCGATTAGATGGACTCTTCCCGGAAGCTTGTGGGTAAATCCATAAATCCCACGAAGGACGCTTGACAAGGAGTTATATGTTTGATAGTATTATATACAGATTTTTAGATTGGTCGATAACAAGACTAGAAAAGTTTAGAGAATGGCTGAAGACTAGGTCATTACCTAAAGGTGAGAGTGATAAAGAATGGACTAAAAAAAATGGCAAATTATGAAAAAACTCTTATAAATAATAATGATACCGATTATACAGGTAACACAAATACGAAACACAAATTAATACAAGGAGAATAATATGGATTTCGAAACACTTAAAAGCTCGTCAAGCAATTTTGACAAACTTACCAAAGCTCTGGAAACAAATCTGAATCCAGAAGACCAAGCAAACAAAAACAAATACCAAGATGACAGGTTCTGGAAACCTGAGATGGACAAGACAGGTAATGGCTATGCTGTTATTCGTTTCTTGCCTGCCTCTAATGGTGAAGATATGCCGTGGCAAAGAGTATGGTCACATGCGTTTCAAGGACCAGGCGGTTGGTATATTGAAAACAGTTTGACTACACTTGGTCAAAAGGATCCTGTATCAGAGGAGAATACTAGACTTTGGAATACAGGTGTAGATTCAGATAAGACAATCGCTAGAGAAAGAAAGCGTAAGTTGTCTTATTACTCAAACATCTATGTTGTCAGTGACCCGAAACATCCTGAAAATGAAGGTAAAGTTTTCTTATACAAGTTTGGTAAAAAAATCTTTGATAAGATTACTGAAGCAATGCAACCAGCATTTGAAGATGAAACACCAATCAACCCATTTGATTTCTGGAAAGGTGCAAACTTTAAACTGAAATTGAGAAAAGTTGATGGTTACTGGAACTATGATAAATCCGAGTTTGAAGGTGTGTCACAGCTGATGGAATCAGATGACCAAATTAAAGCAATTTGGGAAAGACAATACCCTCTAAAAGACTTTGTGGATCCAAGCAATTTTAAGACCTATGACGAACTCAAAGAGAAACTGAATAGGGTTATTGCAGGAACACGAAGCGCTGGTACTGTAGAGCAAGCAGACCTCCCGCCTCAAATGCCTACAGCGCCAATGAAAAGTGCTGAAGTCGCTCAACCGAAGTCAAGTGATGTGATGTTAGATTCAGATGATGATGACACGCTAAATTACTTTAGTAAATTGGCTGAGGAAGAGTAATTCTCTCCACTTCAGTGGTAACTTTGACCCACCTACCGAAAGGTAGGTGGGTTTTTTATTGGAAGAACATATAAATAGTGTTATGGCTAAGAACTTATTTGAACCTATTAAGGATTTACAAGACGGCAGTTTAAGAAGCGCTCAGTGGTACAGAAATGCAGTATCACTTATCGCAGATAGAGTAAGTCGTAGAAAGTTGATGAGTGAAGGTAAACTCAATCAACGACCAAGTCTAGGTCGTATGAACATGTTTGTTTATGACCCTAAATATAAGAGTACATTACCATTCTATGATGTGTTTCCTTTGGTATTACCATTAGAACCAATCAAAGGTGGTTTTATGGGTCTGAACTTTCACTATTTGCCTTACCCATTGAGAATGGGTTTGTTAGAGAGATTACAAAGATTTGCTACAAACTCAAAGTTTGATAGTACAACTAAATTACTAGCAACTTATGATGATGTTAAGAATATAAATTTAATTAAACCAGCGATTAAGAAATATTTGTATAGTCAAGTGCAAACAGAATTTAGAAGAATTGATGCTGATGAAATGGCAATCGCTGTGTATTTACCTGTCGCAGACTTTAAGAAAAGAAGTATTGGCTCAGTCTTTGCAGACAGTAGGAGAAAAATCTAATGGCAATTTTACGAGGCGGTAGAAGAATTGGTCCTTTTGATATAAGAGTTGGTATACCTAGAGATAGGTCTTTAGATAATGTTGAAGCAGACCCTAGACTAAGAAGAACACAAGGTGGTAATCCTGAATCTACAATTGGTAGAGTTATGGGTGCGATTGCACAAGGTGAGGGTTTTGCAAAACCAAATAGATTTTTAGTTGACTTTGTATTGCCAAGAGGTATATTTCCTGGTGTTGATGTAGATGAATCTATACTATTTGAGGAAGAAGTTATAAACTCAACAAGAGGTAGAGATTTACATAGAGATACCGAAGTACAAAGAGGGTTAAGAGCATTTGTTGAATCAGTAGAAATGCCAGGTAGAAACCTTAACACAAAAGAATTTAAAACTTACGGACCAAAAAGAGAGATTGTATATGGTCACAGTTACAGTGGTGAAGTGACATTAAGTTTTTACACAGACAAATTTTTAAGACAAAGAACATTCTTTGAAATGTGGCAAAGATGTGCATTTGATGAAGGCACAAACAATGTTCACTTCTATGATGAATATGTTGGTGCGATTCGTATCTATCAATTAGGTGCGTTTGCTGAAAATGCTGATAGAGATAGAATATCATATGGTGTACACTTGTTTGAGTGTTTTCCTAAATCTATCAATGCAATCTCATACAATCAAGGTGCAAATGATGAAATTCAAAAAGCAACAGTGACGTTTGCTTTTAGAAACTGGAGTAACTTAACTCTTGGCCAAGTTAATAACTTAACTGTAGGCGGAGGATTTAAGAAACCAGATATTATAGAACAAGATAGGGGTTTAATTGGTAACTTTATTAATAAACTACCACCTGAATTAAAAAGAGCAGGTCGTGCTGTTGTTAATGTTATCAAACAAAGAACACCTATCGGTGCTGTGACAGGTGGTAAAGTATTCCCACCTTTCTTATAAAATTACTAAAGGAGTAAATTATGGCATTACCATTAGCCAATACGGCAAAATATGAACTGATGTTGCCATCTACGGAGAAAAAAGTCACTTATAGACCTTTTCTTGTAAAAGAAGAAAAAGTTTTATTAATGGCTATGGAGAGTGGCGACCCTAAAGAGATGCTATCTGCTATTAAAGATATAGTAAATAGTTGTACATTTGGTGAAGTTGTTGCAGACAATTATCCAATGTTTGATATTGAGTATGTGTTTTTACAAATTAGAGCAAAGTCAGTAGGTGAAATTGCAAAAATCAAAGTGCTTTGTCCTGATGATAATAAAACATATGGTGATATAGAAGTTGACTTAACTAAAGTTGAGGTCTATGTTGATGATGACCACGATAATAGAATTGTGTTAGATGAAGCAAGACAATTAGGTGTGGTTTTAAAATATCCATCTCTTAAAATGGTCGACCCTAGTATTCTAGGTGGTGATATTAAACTAGAGAAAATGTACAATATGATTACTGATTCAATTGAATCTATTTTTGAAGGCGAAACTGTACATGCTACAAAAGATAGTACAAAAGAGGAAGTAAGAGAATTTATTGATAGTCTTACGGCAGACCAAATGAGAAAGATTAATAAATTCTTCTCATCTATGCCTAGATTAGAACAAAAGGTTGAGGTAACAAATCCAAAGACCAATGTTAAGAGTGAGGTAACTTTGAAAGGGCTGGCAAGTTTTTTCAAATAGCCCTCTCACATGATAGTCTAACGAATTATTATGAAACTAATTTTGCTTTGATGCAACATCATAAATATTCGTTAAGTGAACTAGAAGAAATGATACCATGGGAGAGGGAGATATACATATCATTGTTAACTAACTACCTCAAAGAAGAAAAGGAACGAAGGGAAAGACAAAAAAGATGAGCCCAAAAAAGCTAGAACCAGGTTCTCGTTATGCTCAATATGATTTAGATGGAGATGGTATCGTGACAGATGAAGAAATGAAGAAGTCAACAGAAATGTTGGAACTAGAATTAAGAGAAGAAAAGGCAGACGCACAAAAAAGAATGAGTTGGGTTGCCTTAATCAGTATGTTAGTATTCACTATCGTACTATTTTCGCCAATATTATCTGACAATAGAGTAAACGCATTAGCAGACTTACTAGGTTTGTTCTATATTGCTCAAGCATCTATTGTTGGTTTTTACTTTGGCGCTCAAGCTTACATGAGTAGAAAATAAAATGGAACTAACACTTAAAGACCAATCAGTTATAGAAATAGGCCAAGAACTAGGCGATAGAGTAGGTGAAGTTGTACAAACGGGCACATCATTAGTACCTGCTGGTGCAGGTGCAACAAATGTTGCAGCTGATGTTCAACCTATGTCGCCTGTAGATAGTATGATGGCTATATTTCAAGATATTAGAGATGGCATTTATCAATTGGTCGATAAGTTTAGTGATGGTGTTTCTTTACAACAAGAACAATTAGACCAAGAACAA